TCAAAACGAACCCCATGTAGCAGGCCCACAGATGCCATCTGCAGCCAGCCCATGTCCCTTCTGATACTCAATCAGCTTCGCCTTGGTATTCGCGCCAAAAATGCCATCAGCCTTAACACCCAGATGCCGTTGCAGTACAGTTACAGCATAAGAAGCGCCGTTCGTAGCATCTTTCGCACCCTGTCTAATAGTCGGCATAAGATTGGCTACGCTGATATATTTCGTGCCGGATTTACTGATCCAGCGACTGCGGGTGGTGCGCACATCAACATGAATAAATCCGCTCGTAAGCACAGCACGGCTATAATATCCAATACCGCCACTCTTGGCAAAGTAGGGCAGGGAAGATACATACAGTGCAATCCGAATCGGGTCAACGCCCTTGATCCAGATATCAGCAGCAGTGCCTTTACAATGCTGACTATTAGGGCTTCCGCCGATGGAGATATTATAGGCAGGAGTACGATACCCAGAGTTGATGTGAACAGGAGCACCGAAGTGAGCGCGGATCTGTTCCAGCACTTCAATCAGCTGACTATCGACCAGAACTGTATCACTCTTATCGGAGCAGGCGAACTCATAGACGGAAAAATGAGCCGACACCTTTTTGTTCTAGTCCTTCTTCATAGAGTATGTAATAACACCCATTTCATTACACCTTCAATTCTTTTTGAACTCGTCCTTGATTTTATCGTTCTGGATGTCCATCTCTTTGACAGCGGCCTCAATCATGGTCTCAATGGTCGGAGTAATCTTCACACCCAGACGCTCCAGAGCCTCCATAACGTATTTCTTCTTGTCAGCCTTTTCGATAGCACCGGTTGCGCCCAGCTTCTCTGCGGCACGAACAGCGATCTGCACCAGCTTATACACACCGATCTTCTTCAGATAGGGGATACCATAGGCCATAAAGGCAGTGCCAGCGCCAGCGATAACCAGGCGGACGATAACGGAAACCAGCTCATTGATAATATCCATCATAATAAACCTCCAAAATAAAAAAGCCCGGGACACGCAGTCTCGGGTTAGTTCGTAATATTCTTTGTGTTGTTCTGACCATCGATCAGATAGTTCTCAAGTGCAGCCTTGGCCTCCTTCATTGGCTCGATTGCATTGCCGTCGATACCGTGACTGAGGAGTGCAAGCAGAGCCTTCATGGTGACATTGTTGCCCTGCTCACTGTGGCCGATGCGTTGTTCTGCTTCGAGGATCTTGCGGTCATGTACTTCCAACGTGATGCTGTTTTCTTTCTGGTGCTCTTCTAATGAGACCAGCTTGGATTGAAACAGGTCGAGCCTGTCTTTATCTGCACTCAGCTTTCTATTGACTTTCTCAAACTCTGCATCATGGGCATTTAGTCGCTCGTTCTGCTTGTCGTCCGGGGCTTTCGCATGATTGATTGCTTTGATGATAACAGCGATAGCGGCTGAAATAGCAGTGATACCACCACAGATACTCAGCAACATGGTCTACAGCTGCTGTATGGTAAAAGAATAGACGTGAGGTGCGGCGTTCAAACTTCCTATCATGTCTTTTCACCACCATTCATACCACTGTCTGTGTTTTTGGCTTTCAGTGTTTCATTGATCTCGGTCAGCTGTGTAACAATAGCGTTCAGTGCTGTCACGATTTCTTTGCCTGTCTCGTCTAATAACATGGGCTTTAAGATTTCCTGCGCCATAATTCCTCCTTTCAATTGACAAATTCCTATCAACGTGATATAGTGAGAGCAGTACAAACCCTCCATCGGGCTAGTACAACCTCATTTTTATGAGTTGTTGCGTGAGTTAGAGTCTCTGTGATGTAGCCATCGTCACAGGGGCTCTTTCTCTTTATGTGCGTTTTCCGCCATCACATACAGTACGCCAATGATAATGCGGGCGCTCTTCATTGAATAGAACGTAACGCAGCCAGTCATCAACAAAAATGCACAGCAGCGCAAGGAAGAACCATAGCACTGTAAACGGCAGGCAAATTTGGCCCAACAGATTGAACGGCAGGGAAGAGTAGTCCCAGATATGTAAGCCAAGCATCAAATTCAGCGGGATACCCACCACAAGCTCCATAGCAGTCACAAAGAGCGCTCCAACACCAGCCTGTTTCCAGAGCGGCATTTCCCAAGGAATATAATTGTTCAAGCCTCCAATAACCACATAGCAGATGCCGCCTACTACGGCCATCGTCCAATGAGAATGCCCACGCCACAGGATTTCAATGCAATAATAAAGCGCCCCTCCAATTAAAAAGAGAAGCGCACATTTGATTTGTTCACGAAGTTTGTTGCTCATTCTGCCACATCCTTGTCTGCGTAAAGATTAAGATATTCTGCCAATACAGCGTCATAACTTATTTCAATAGCGTCTACCTCTGCGCTGGTCGTACAAGCCTTAATGTCAATCTCCAATTCCTGCTGATGAGAGACAAAGGGCTTCACATACACACCAATCGCCAGTGCCAAAGCGGCCAGATCGTCATAAGTCTACTCTACACATTCATCGCCGGTAGAATTCCATGTCAGTTTAAAAGGCTGCCCGGCGGCTGTAGAGATTTGGTACAGGGCAAGGTTGCTTGTAAGAAGAGCTTGCTTCTCGCTGGTGACGCTGTAATATTTACCATCAGACCATTGAAGCGGATGCAGAGACAGGAAGGTGGAAAGGTTATTCTTACTCTCGTTGATGCGCATCTCTTTGTGGCGGTCAAGGCGCTGTGTCAGTTCCGCTTCAGTGTATAAGACATACTTCATCACATCAACTTCTTCGTCCCATGCGTCTTTTGCTTTCACACCTTCAACATCAATAACCTTTTCTACATCTTTGCCACCATTCGGGTATTCAGCGATAGTCTCCTAATGATACTGCTCTTCAACACCTTCGACTGCTTCATGGTGTACCGTTTCCTTAGCGGGTTCAAGATAGCCTTTTTCAAGGTCTGGATTTTCAATAATATTGCCAGATTCATCAATTGTTTTCATAGTATTTCTCCTTTCCAATTAGCCGGTACGCCGCCACATATAGACATAGTAGGCTGCTGGCTGAACAGTGCTTGAACGACCATAAATCGAATTACATAGAGAAGCATCAAACCGTGCACTAATAACTTTTGGTGTACTACTCCATGTCGAAGAAGATAATTCCGAGTTGCCCTGCCATGTCTGTGCAAACGGAGCTCTACAAGCTGGAGCGCCCCACGAACCTTGAATATCCAATGCGGCATCACTACCACTGCTAATATTCGGCAGACCAGCGTCCACTGTTGAACCAGCGCCGTGGGAACTGGAAACGCCCATCAGCACACGCTCTGAGGCAATGCTCTGCCAGCTGCCACCAAAGATGGAAGCAGGTGAGGTTGAATCTGTGGACATGTAAATAGCACCAACGGGATACGAGCTATTAGCTTCGAGCGTCGCTTTATTATAACTTACCCCCGGATAAGACGTTGTAGGGGCGATACTTTGATTATTGTTAGTATATGTACTGGTATAAAGTGTCCATTCTCCATCCCAGTCAGAATACAGACAATATGAGCCACCGCCGCGAAGCCAAAAAACTGCCATTGAACCATTCCACATCTGACCATATCCAACTGGATTTGCATTTTCTGTGGTAAATTGATAAGAATTGTCCAAACAAATAGAACGAGCGCTTGTTGTGCCCTATCCTGCAGCGGTAACCAACATATCAAGATTGGCAGTAAATCCGCCATTATGTGTGCTCCAGGACGGTTTGGACATTCCACCCAACTGAACATTACACTTAATATGATGTAGACCACCTCCCGGAATCTATTTTACAACAGGATACCATGTGTTCTGATCGAGATCTGTTAAACTTACCCATTGCCCTTTATCAAATAAGGTCCCTTTTGCATATCCACCCACTGGCAATGCATAGCTGGAAAAATTGTTAGTATCGAGAACCATATAACGACCTTCATCTTGATAGAAACGACCATCAAGAATCATACTCATTTGGCCTCTGATAGGATTATCTCGTCTAAAAGCAAACGATCCACCAGTCTCATCATTCTCACCATGAACAAATGTACCGGTTTGGTTACCCCATGTCTGACTTGACCTAGAAGTAAACCCTGATAATGTTGCAGATTTTAGTACGGTTTTTCCGGAATCAGGAGTATTATCTACATTTCCCAGTCCCACGTCATTTTTATCCAATGTTCTAAAACTGGCCACACCATTTTTATCGGTCGGAGCAGCTAACACTGTTCTTTGTGTTCTTTGTGTAGTAGCGTCCCACACGTGCTCTGCATAGCTCTCTAAATCTGTGATTTTATGGTTATGTCCCACCGTTGCATAGAGCGTGTCAGTTTTACTTTTGATCCAGTCCCATATCGAACTCAATGTTCTTCGATAATATTTCTTGCTTGCGACACTATTATTATCTGTCTCGTCATGTCCCACAACTACAACGTCAGCATCATCAGCCGTACTTGTAGTCATGTCCAGCGATTCGGCCAGCTTATTCAAATCATGCGTATGTTCAGCAGGGGAGATACCCTCGGCTTTCAATTCATCCGCTGTCATCTTATCTGCTGTCGCCACATGGCCTGTATTATCAACACTGATGCGATATAGCCCAGCCTGTTTCTCTTCATAAGAAGGGTGGATATAGTGCGTAGCGTTTTTCTCAATACCATCCAGTTTGATCTTATCAGCGGCACTCATCAGGCCATTATTCTCAGGTGACGCAACTGCCGGGTCGCTCAAATTTTCAAGTTTCTTTTTTTCTTCAATCGTAAAATCGTTACTGGATAGACCCATGCCGTCAATCTTATCGACTTTATCATCAAGGGCGGCTTTAATTGTGTTCCATAGGTGAATCACACCAACCCTGTCTAACCAGTTTTTTCTCTCATCACTCATTGAATGTGATTACCTCCTTATAATACTTCGTTTGCAATACGTTATTTATATCAATCTTCGGAATTTAAATGTGAAGGTGGAAGCGGTGTCTGAATTCTTAGAACCCTTAATTTGGAGACGAAGATTTTTACCAGTCGTGCGTGGAGAGCGAGTAGTACGCAAATAAAAGCGTTGACTGTTTGGAGCATGACCGGCGTAATGTAAGGTTACTTCAGTAGATTCTTCACTATTTGTCTCTTCGGCATACCAAGACATGATTCCAGAAAATATATCCTGGTAAATACTAATGATTGGGCATTCATCAGAGTAGAATTGTACTGCGTAAGTTCCAGTTGGGATAGAATCTTTACTAATTCCTATATCCTGCCAATCGGTTGTGATCGTAATCTCTGGAGTTTGAATCGTCACCACATCCGGTATCACTTCACTCGCAATCTTACTCTTAATCCAGCTCCACAACGCACTTAGTGGCTTGCGGTAATACCCGGATACACTCGTATTCATCACAACTTCGTCAGAATCTGTGGACGTGGTAAGAACCGTGTTGAGATTGGATGGAATAAACTCACTATCATTCCCGCTATTTATTTCTCCTAGAGCCATATAAGCCTCCTTTATAATAATCAGGAAGCTCGTCTCCACATATAAACACAGAATGCTGGTGGCTGGACAGTGGTTGAGTTACCGTAAATGCTATTAGATTTAGAAGCATCAAGTCCTAATTGCCCGTAAGCTTGCCATGAGGCACCAGTCCATTTCGCAACACCTGAACGAACATACAATGCACCGGCTGCTTTTTCATCGCTCAATTCACCATACAATCCATTCATCTCGCCCGTAATATTCGGTAATCCAGCCTCTACCGTATCTCCGCCATTATGTCCATCGCCAGCACCCATCAGTACGCGATTTTGTGAGATGAGCTCCCAAGTTGTATTTTCAAAATATATCGCTGGTGATGTATTCTCAACACTCAGCCAGACAAACCCAACAGGGGGAATCTAGTACCCCCCCCCGCAGAGTTAAAGTTACCAACAGCCATATTTCGTAATCCTCCTTTTACAATATGATCATGCGGTGCGGAGCCATGTGTAGACAGCGTAGTATGGCGGCATTGAAGATGCTGTATTAACATCTCCAAGAACTTGTAATTCGCGAACTTGCGTGAAACTTGTGTCTTCTGTTTCCGTAAGCCCAGTCTCTTTATAAGCGCTTGTCCAAGATTTTCCTGTTTTATAACCAGCAAAATAAGTACTGGTAGAGCTTCCACTACCAGCAATATAAAATGGAACAGTAAGATCTTGTGTGTGATTATGTGTCGCCTCGCCACCCGTACTCTTTACAGGATACGTATTGCTTGCGGCAATCAACATACGATCCTCAATTTTCTGCCACTCTCCACCAAACAACTCAGCGGGACTTGTTGGTTCTACACTTTGATAAATACTTCCAACAGGGTGATCGAGCAGCTTCTGTTCTTCTTTGGCTACCTTGATTGCCGCCGCTATCTTATTATCTACTTGTGCCTTGGTATACCCTTCAACAACAGTACCACCACCGCTATCGGTTTGTCCGCCACCTTGCACGATATAATACTGAGCTGTAATTGCAGTCGTTGGAACTGATACAGCTCTCAGACGCACATATCCATCAAACGTCTCCGGGTTTGCAAACTGAGCATAAGAAGCTGCCTTCGCACTGGCTGGTGTCACGCTGATAGAAATAACATCCTTTGAGGTGATCCCATCGATGTCAAGGTCAATATACTTTGAATATCGGTCCACCGTGTCGTCAGTAAGCTAACTTGTAGTCGGAATAGTCAGTGTGTGGATATTGATCGTATTTGCCTTTACCTTCAGTTTCTCGTCGATCTCATTCTGCTGGTAGTATCGTTCATCATGGGTGTGACCATCATCGCTTTTCTTTGAGAGCTTTACATTGATTTCGTCTTCCGTATAATAGCGGTCATCGTGGCTGTGTTCTGCATTTGCTTTCTTCGCCAGAGCATCACCAACAGCTTTGGCATCGGCGGCGAAATTCTCTTTTGTCAGGGTCTTGTCCACCACAACAGAATCCAGCTTCAACTTGTCCAGCTCTGTGCGCACATTGGTCAGCCCGGTATCAGCCGATTTTGCAATACTCAGCGCCTCAGAGATCCTGGTACCGGTCACCTTTGCATCAGCAGCACGTCCAGATACAGTCAGTGTCGCATCCACCACAACCTGCGGCGTAGGCAGGGGATTGCCGCTATCATCGACCATGCCGCCAGTAATGGCATCGATTTCGTCATTCGTCAGTGCAGCCAGCAGTTTATCCGGGTGCGGGGTATCAATCGTGATATCGCCCGTTTTGCCAGTTGTCACTGTGGTCACACCACCGCCAGCGATTTTGATTTTATCCTGTGCCGTACCGTTCAGGATTAAATTGATATTAACTTTGCCATTGACTGCATTTTTGTCGGCTTCCAGTGTGAATTTTGACGGGTTCAAAAGAATCCAGTCATCGCCGCTATAAACATACAAGCTATCTGGACGCAGGTAGTAAATCTTATTAGACAAAGGAGCCAGCGGAAGCGAGCTTACGATCTCCAAGTCTTTGCTGATTTGAATTCGTCTTGTGCCGATATCTCGATAAGTGCTTCCAGTATCAGTACATACGATCAGTTGGCCGTCAATCACAGGAGCTTGATCCAGCTGAGACTGTGCGACCTCGCGTAATGATAAATTTGCCATACTCAACTCCTTTGCTTAATAAGATTCACCACACAGCGTCATTGCCATGTGGTGAAACAAATCAATTAGCCATCAAGAGATTTCCATGTAATAGCGCCTTCTAGCACCTGCACACGGCCATCCATAGTGGTATTCAGGCCATCTGCATAAGTCTTTGCACTAGCCAGAGCGTTATCGGCCTTCTTTGTTGCATCAGCAGCAGCAGTAGAAACCGCTTCATCCTTAGCAGCAGCCAGTTCGTCCTGAGTGGGCTTTGCATTCCAAGCTTTGCGCTCGTCAGCAGTAATGTGCTTCACAGCATCCTTAATATGCTCGTCCAGCTTGTCGTTGACGACCTTAACCTTCGCGTCTGCCTCAGCCTTGGTGTAAGCGTCCGGTACTGCAACATACAGACCATCTTCCTCAACGGTAATACTGTTATTGCCCTTGGTAGACACACGCACATTGACAGAGATCTTATTGTCATCAGAAACAGTGACCTCAGCAGTAGGAGTGACCACACCAACATAAATATCGATCAGAGCGCCAACAGGGATCTTCACGACCTCACCAGTGGTAATAGTCAGCTCGATCTCGTGGGTATTTGTGTTGTAAGTACCTGTCTTCACAACCAGATCCTTGCCCAGATTGATCACCAGCTCATCGCCGCCAAACACAGGTAGCTTGATGGTGCGGGTCTCAGCATCATAGGTGGGATCATGGGTCAGGCCGCTCATCACGGTGGGAACAGGAGCACCGTTCTTTGCCACACTCAGAGTGCCGGTAGCAGGGGAGTAGGTGACATCCGTAACAAACAGACCTTCCTTGCCCTCGGTTGCGGCAATTTTTGCATTCACATAGTCAGCCACAGCCTTGGTGGTGGGCAGATTGTCGTCGCTTGCATCCGCATTGGGAATCTCAGTCACAATGGGGCGATTCAGCTGTACGAACTCAGTGCCATTCCAGATGTGGAAGGTATAGTCAGTCATACGGATATACAGCAGGCCCTGAATCTGGCCGCTTGCAGGCAGAGCGCTCACCAGCTTGCAGCTCTTGGTGTACTCATCAGTACCCTTGAAAATCTGGCGTGTGTCTGTAATAAAATACAATGTGTTGGCATCTTTGGTAGTCAGCTTATCATAATTCGCTTTTGTACCGTAGCCAAAATTTACATTAGCCATCTTTGCCTCTCTTTCTTAAAATTCTTGCCAAACAAAATTTGTAGGCTCAACGTAAAAAGGTTCAATAGAAAAAAGCCCCGTGGCTTCGCTTTGTTGAACGATCCACGGAGCATATTTGCCTTTTTCGTCTTTCACCATAACGGTTTGACCTGCATAAGTGTCTTCCGTCTCATTTAATTGCTCGTTTGCTTCAGTAACGCTGGCGAAACAACGATTGCGAGGACGAATCTTTTGAACGGATAGGTCATCACGCACATACATGAACTCTGAAGAATCCTTTGTGATGATCATATCCCTGCCGTCCAACATTCCCAACGCAATCGCAGCTTCTACATCTTCGGCGTTGCCATATCCAAGCTTGGAATATTTAGCTTGTGCCATCTTTGCCTCCTTATAAAAGAAGCGGATGGCTTAGAACGGAACCACCCGCAAACTACCGTCTTCAGTTTCGACGCTCTCCTGAGTAATCTTGACCGCACTGCCGATCGGCTTACCGTTGGCCAGCAGCTGCAGAGTATGGTCGTCGTTGTAGCTCAGGTCATCAGCCTTACCATCCAGAATAGCGTTATTACGGTCACTCAATGCTTTGATCTGTGCATTCAGTGCGATAATGCGCTGGTCAAGTGCACCCAGAGCCTCATCAGGAACAATGTCGCTCCAATTCTGGATGGGAACAACTGTGATTACGCCGGGGCCAACCTTCCGCACATGCTGAACAGTCGTGCCATCTGGGTCCATTGTCACATCAACGAATGTCAGCTGGATCTGGATATCGCCCGGCTCATTGGTCAGGTTGGTGTCGATAGGCAGCTTATACTCCAACTTGTTCTTATAAAGCTCTTCTGATTTCTTCAGAATCTCTGTCTTATATCGCTTGCTGATGGGCAGAACGTATTCAAGCATCACGGTGAATTCACTCATGTCAACGCCTTTATATGTAGTGTCAGCCAGAAAATGGAGAGTATCCACCTGCTTACTGCGCTCCATAATGCGTTCCCGCTTGCTTACGGTCAGTGTATTATCCTCATTGATCAAAAAGGTATACATATCACACCTCCTTCCTGATGATATACAGATACTCGTCCTTTGAGATTTTGTGTCCGGCAAACAGATTGTCCAGAAGTTTATCCTGAATCATTCCGCCATTATACAGCCGATGCATACTCTCAACGAACTCGCTATACTTCCTCTCGTCACTCATAGCAGCCCTCCTTGAATCAAACTCAAAGTGTAAGCATCAATAATAGCCTCAGGCGTTTTACCACCCAAGGCTTTCAGCTGCTCATATTCATACAGGTCAATTTCCTGCAGTTCCACGGTATCATACTCGGGGCAGGGGATGAGATAATACCCGTCCACATGCCAGATATGACTGCCGTCACTGCTGATAATTCCCTGTGCATCATCCTCCGTGCAGTTCACCATAATGTCGTGCTTGGGCTGATACTTTACAAAGCGCAGGTGGTCAAGAGCATCGATCACCCGGCCATTTTTCAATACCTTGTAGTACACTCTCAACACCTCCTTAAACGCTGAACATCAGGCGGATACCCTGTTCATTATTTGCAGGGGTAAATCCGTAATATTCGCCAGTCACAGTCACAGACCAGAAATAGCTGCCATACTGAGCATTCGGGCTTCGTGTCCAATATGCAGCGGGATTGCCATTCTCGTCATTACAGATGCGACTGGTATTATCGGTCATAAAGCTGATTGCCGTACCTTCGTAAATATAGGGCTCGACATTCTGAGAGGGGAACAGTTCGGCCACAGAGGGCAGATAGAAATAACTATCCGCAGTCACAACTTCGCTGCTCTTATCGCCAATGGTGCTGCCAACCTTGACCTGTTTGATGATCTGTTGCCAACCAATCGGAAGAGCATTCAGAATACGACCGTCAAGGAATGTACGGATATTCGCACTTGCCCAGCCGCCAGTGTTGGTGGAGCCAGTATTCAGAGCCATCTTCTGTCCAAGCAGTCCAGCCTGAATAAAGCTGATAGAACAACGCTTGTTGGAATTGTCGCTCAGGTAATACTGTTTAAAGCCACATGCCTCGAAGGTGAAGTCCTCATGTGTCCATGCGGCTAACTTCCGGCAGGCAGCATCACCCAGGTCGGTATACCAGAGCTTGCCCCAGTAAATCGTGCCCTTTGCGTAACGCTCGTAAGCTCCGTCGTCTGCCTTAGCACAACCAAACACCAGAGTGGCGTTCGTCTGTGTGGTGCGAGTGCGGTTCAGCTGAATATAGCAAATCTCGGCAGCAGTGGTATTTGCCGCATAAACATGGATGCCATTTTCACCCTTGGTGTGGCGCAGAACGATCATGTCACGAGCACCCAGATGTGCGCCGGTGGTGGATTCAGTACCCCATGCAACCTTAGAGCCATTATTGACCCAGAAGCGGAAACCATTCATGCCGTTGGTCTGGAAGCACTGAGCAATCACAGAGTTTGCGGCAGAATCTTCGTCGATTCGATAGTCCAGCGCCATAACCCAGCTGCGGTCCTCAGACAACAGAGATACGCCGGTATCGACATGATTCTTGCCAGTAAAAATCTTCGGCTCGTTGAACAGAACTTTCTCTTCCACGTCGCTAAATGTGAAGTCGTTGCCCATCTTGATGGTGATAGCGTCTTTGTCAGAAACAACACTCTGCTCCAGATTCACCTTGGTCATGGCATAAATCTCAACAGGGCGCAGGTCACTCAGCTGCTTGTCTCTGAAATAGCCGCTAACGTATTCGCATATATCGTAAACAGCGTTGATATCCTTGTCGCCATTGACATAGCCGCCCTTGTCCCAACCGCTGAACAAGTAATATTTGTAAGCAGTCTCTTCGCTGGTATAGGTCGGTGTGTCGCCATCGTACAGAACCATAGAGCCATACGGAGCAGTTGTCTGCTGTAGAACAGCGCCGCGATTCATATAGCGTACACGATACTGACGCACGGATTCATCGTACACAGCAGTAACAGTCTGATTCTCAAAGACGGGAGTGAACTCGGTGTCCCAGCCGCTGAATGTAAACACCGTGCTGATGGTACTCGGGAAGGTAGGTGTCGGGATCGGATTGTCAGAACGGGTCACAGGGTCAACTGCACGCTCACCCTTGTCGATGTACTGGATATCCAGAACAGCGCCATCCTTATTCACGAACTTCCAAGCATACTGGTTGATCATGGTGTTGTAAGTGATCTCCAAGTCAGGCCAGCGCTCTGTGTACAGCAGCTTCTCACGCTCACGGATGATGGGCACATGCACTTTGCCTTCCACGACAGAATGGTCAGTGTTGTAGCCATTTTCATCCAGACCGCTCATTGCGTACAGGCGATTCAGCAGAGAAGTATCAGCCAGTTCCCAATCAATGCCGGTGATGCGCACACGGTTCAGGTTGGTGCACTTGCCCAGCATATCTTTCAGATCGATGGTTGCACACTTCTCAACGGTCAGGGTTGTGATGTTGGTGTAATCCTCAATGGTCAGATCAGTTAGGTAGTTCAGGTTCTTTGCGGTCAAACTGGCGATTGCAGGCAGGTGGGCGATTTTGATCTTGCCGCCGCTTGCAAAGGAGACACCGGTAACACCAGAGCCGTCAGCATAGAACTCGGTCAGGCTGGTGCATCCGGTCAGACCAATAGATTTCTTCAGGTTCGGCACGTTCTGCAGGTTCAAATGTTCCAGCAGAGTATTGTTACCGACAGCGAAGTCAGTCATGTTCGTATTCTTATAGCCGCTCACACCGGAACCAGCTTTCAGCTCAGTCAGCTTAACACCGTGGCTGAAGTCAACATAGCCGGGATAGAAGCCAGAGATATCACCAATGCTCTGAATGATAGAAGCGTTATAGATGTAAACTTCAGTATCGTTCATTGCGGTGATGGGGCATTCAATCGTGTAGGTCTGTCCGCGCTTGCCACGCACCTTTACAGGGTTAGAGCCATACAGAACAGAGACATAGGTATCAGCGTAAGGTGTGATATGGAATGTGCCGTCCGGTTTCACGCCAGTCCAGTTGGTGGGAGTATAGCCACGAATGGTCATATCATCACTGGTTGCGGCAGAACCGGAATACTTTGATGCCATGTACTTTTCCTGATAGCGCTGGAACTGCCGACGCTGGTGGCGCTTGTTGCCGTGCATCATGGGCAGATAGCTGGTGGTATTGATGGTGGGATCTTCGTAGGTACGGAAGTATTTGCGCCGCATATCCATGATCCAAAGCTTTTCGGGCTTCACATCCTGATATTCCTCGAACTTTTTCAAGATACGGGTCGCACTCCATGCCAGCGCATTCTCGCGGTTGCGGAACATTGCGGCCATCTCATCGGGGAACAGGTCACGCAGCTTGCACCACAGCTTTGAGTCAGCAGCGTTAAACACATTCTTTGTACCGACGGTATCAGTGTCCTCGTAGCCATAAGTTAGAGTTAGACCACCCTCGTTATCATTGCCCATGGCGGTATCGTTATCGTAGTCAAAGCAGAAGTCCCAGTGAACCAGATCGCTAGTGTGCGGGAACACGTTCTTTGCACGGTTATCAACCATAGTGTGGCGTTCAGTAAACAGATAATGGAAAATAGCAGAATCCAAATCAAAGTGATCCTTGAAATGTGCCTTGAATTCCTCATCATCTGCATTCACCACCCAGTTCTGAGCTGTGATCCACGCCTGTTTGCCAGCCTCGATCTCTTCCTCGGTGCAGGCAGGGTTACTATAACGGAACTCAAAGGAATGGTCGCCGTCCCAAGTTTCCTGTGAAAAATCGCCGCTCAGGAAGCGGGTCTGCTCATCGGCGTTGTTGTCGATCTCAACGATAAATTCCTTGTGGTTCTCAGGGTCCATACCCATCGTATCTTTGTTCTTTTTGGAGTTGCCAATGTCGCCGCAGGCATAGAAGTGCCACTGACCATCGTTAAATACGGTCGCATTGGTGGTATCGGTCTCCTGAATAAACACGACACAAGGATAGAACGCCATGGTATCACGTACTTTAGGATTATCCTTCTTGGCCTGACGCACATAGGGGTTGAATTCATTAAACTCGTCTGCCAGCAGGGCATTATTTGCATTCTCAGAGGAAGCAACATTGACTTTGATGTTAAAATACTTCTCAGGAACGCTGTTTTCGGTCAGTGCATAGGTGTCGCCGGTGGTGTCGTCACCAAACGTAAAGCCGCCATTGCAGTTGATGTCGATATTTCGAGCGGATGCGCCATAGTGGTCGGAGCTGGTGCCTTGACCCTTGTGGGAGCCGGTAGCAGTCCAGTTATCTTCCTTGGCACGACCATTCTTATAGATCTGCTGGATCGTAGTGTTGGCGACTTCGTTCTTCTTGCCGGTGGTGAAAGTAGGTGCAGAGATCTTGATGATACGTAGATCGGGGCACTTCTCTGCCAGCAAGTCAGGAGTCAGTTCGCCGCTTGCGTCTGTAATGTCGTTGCTCATATAGCGAGAGACCATCTCTTCGGCGTTCTTCGCATCGGCAATAAAGTTGTCCAAAATCTCATCATCCGTCAGGTTCATGCCGTAGCTCTTCATGCGATACACGATAACGTCGCAATCGTCAGAGCCAATGGTAATGCCAACGGGAACAGCTTGAGTAAAGCTGTCGCTGGTATCATACAGTTCAACACGGCAGGGAATACCGTCACACCACAGAACCATCTCGCGGAACTGCTTGTCAGGCAGAATATTGAACTCGAACTCAAGGAAATCGTCCTCACAGATGGGCAAATCAATACTGTTCTGGTGACTGGTCAGCGTAACTTTCTGAGCCTGAATGTTCAGACCAACACCGCCATTCAAACAGGTTACAGCAGTAGCATCATAGTTGCGGACATTCGTTGTCTTAAACACCAGCTTAAAATTCTTGCCGCTCTTCTTTGCATCGTCTGCGAAAAGCTTATAGCTGATGGTAGCAGTCGTACCGGCCTTGACACAGAAATAGGTGTCGCCATCTTCATCGATTTGGTAGCCGCCGTTCACCCAGTCAAAGTTGTCGCTGACAGTCATCTTGTTGCTGCCGGAACTCCACAGACGGTTCACATCTGCGTTACTGCGGCCAGCGGGGTTAAAATCCAGCATCAGACCGGTCTTAACAGGCTCAATGGTAATGCCCAGGTCTTCGATCTTTGCGGTAATGCTCTTGATGGTAGCGCCGCAAGTAATGGTCAGAGTGTGAGTGCCAATACCAGAAGATTTAAAGCTCCAAGTCTGAGCAGTACGGCCAACAGTCAGTGTAGAAGTCTTAATACCGTCAACTTCAAGCGTAATGCTTGCAGTAGAAGAGGCCGGGTTATAGACAGTGTAAACAATGCCGGTTGTACTGTACTGTTTTGCGGTAAACTCCTTTGTGGCACAGCTGATGATTGGCGTGTTATTGCCTTCCTCTGCCCACATGATATCTTTGTAAATGGTGTTGCTGGTCACAGCTTTGCCATTGATATTTGCAGTCATGGTCACTTCCAGCAGATGAGCGCCGTGTCTCTGTGCCGGGATCGCATAGGTCATCTGTCTGCCGGTAACCGCAGTTGTAACACTACCAAGCTTTTTGCCATCCAGAGTAAAGGAAACGTCCTTATTGATATTTCCGTATGGAGTAAAGCGGAAAGTAACTTCACCACTATAAACCAGAGAATCATCGAAAATACTCTCCAGATAAAACTCAACGATATTGATATTCCAAGTCTTTGAGCCCATGCTGCCAACGGAGTCAGTGACCTGCAATTTGATCTTATTATCGCCATTGTGCAGATACTGAGTGATGTCGAAGCTGTTCTTACCTTGATAAACGGTCGTAGTGGCGACCTTTGTGTTACCAACGTACCATACGCCGGTAGCATCGCCCGTGTCTTCGCCAGAGTTGTCCACAGAAGTAAAGTTGAACTCGACAGTTGCGGTATCGCCCTTGACAACAGCGATAGAAGACTCACCAATACGCTCAATGGTGATAGTAGAGGTGCTGCCACCACCACCGCCGCCACCTTCAATAATGACAGTGGTCTTGACCGTACCGTTCTCTAACAGGTTCAGCTTGGAATCTTCGTAAGTGATATCGTACTCGCGGCCAGAATTCTCATCGGGCTTAAAGTCTTTCAAGGTTTCCTGAATCTTGGCGATATCCGCATTGGCCAGGTCAACAGAGGTCTGAATGCCGCCAACCGTATTCTTCAGGCCGCTCACATCACTGGATAGCACATCAACGGTCGTCTTATCTGCTTTCTTATCGAGCAGTGCGTCGGTGGCTTCCTTATTATAATAGGAGGACTTCAAAGTCTCCGGCAGGTCGCCAACACTATTTTTCAATTCCTGCACAGCGGCATCATTTGCTGTCTTGTATTCAGTCAGCTCAGTCTGAACAGGTGTCACAGCAGTGCTGATCTTATTGTCCACAATGCCGTTGTACATGCTTACCCACTCAGCAGAAGGGTCAGTGTTCAACTTGATCTTTGTGATTTCTTCAGCACCATTCAGGAACGTCAGGGTGCGGGTATCGTTGTCATACTGCACATTGAAATTTGCCAGACCGTCCACGGCAGCAATCTCACCACGCAGCATCGTAACAAAGCCATCAACCTCGTCCTTCTTATAGAACTGCGCCAGCTTTTCATCCACGCTTGCAACTGCATTCTTTGCGTCCTGTGCGCTCTTCTCAGCAGCGGATGCAGCAACCTGTGCCTCGCCAACCTTCTGGCTCATTGTTGCCAGAAACTGGGTATACCAGTCATTGCCAGACGGATCAACCATCTGCTTGCCGGTCAGCGATTTCAGCACATTCAGTCGGCCATTCGGGCGGGTGCGCCACAGATAGCTCTTGGTAGTGCTTGTATTCGGAACATTCACAGCGCCCGATGCCATGATCTCGAACTGCAGCTCGCCCTCTTTTGCAGTAGCGTCATTTGCTACCAGCCAATAGAAGCGAATCTTGGTGTTGCTATAGCTCACGTTGATAGGGGAGGCGTAGTTTTCCTCTCTGTCTGCGTTCAGGTAGTGGATCTGAATCGTCATCTGAAGCAGGTCAATACCATCGTAGTAACGCGGCATTTCAAACGGAATAACCTGAGAGTTGGACTCCTGTGTGATATTGATCTGATTGGCATCCAGCTGAATGTCTTTGTTCTTGTCGATGTAAGACCACTGGTCATCAGAGTAATCAGCAAACTAGGTGTAATTGCCACTACGCTCAAATGTCTCTTCTCCGTTGTCGTCATACACGGCAATTTGATCTTGGTCGTTTAATTCCAGAGTTGCGACATCTATATCATCAACAGAAGCATTCGCAGTACTTGCGGCCTTTTTCGCAGCCAACCGCTTAGATTCTCCAAAAGATAGTGCCATTTGCTCACTCCTTTCTTATTGTTCATCTGCCGTAGTGGCAGTTAATTCGGGGAAATATTTATCAAACAAATTGTCCTGATAGAACGTATATTTGTTGTTTACGATATAAGTGTAATAAGGGTAATAGCGGCTCAAAGAAAGCGACATCGTGCCTTCACCCAGATTCATAGATATACTCTTGATGATCCAATCCACAGGGGTCTTACCGCCCAGATATTTGGCGGCATACTGGATCTTTTCATTCACGTCGAGCCACGGAACCAGTCGTGTAGTCACACTCAAGCCATCGGTCAGGCGGGCACGCTTCCACAGTTCGTATTGACAAACTTCCATGGCTGCGTCATCCGTGGTGTAATTCTCGTAGTCTCCACCTGATAAAATCTCAGTTCTACGACCGATCTTTTCAATGGATAACCGTGCATTGTATAGGTCGTCAATATTGTTCGGGTCATTCACGCAAATAAAAGCCATGTTGTCGCAGTTATCCTCTGCTTTTTGAGCTTCGATCTCTTTGGTGGCTGGAATTTCGTCCACCAGTTTTGCCATAGCGTGGCTCTGCTGTTGACCCAAAAAATAGATGCGGCCAATATTCGGATTCCATTGGAGGACATAATACTTTGTAGCCTTAATACATCCTGGGTCTTGAATAACATCTGAACCATTGGCATCCGTCAAAGAACGATACAGCGTACTGGTTTTGGTCTCAGAACCAACTTGCTCATTGCCGTCTTTATCCTTGTACTTCCATGTAAATGTCAACACAACCGTCATTGCGCCACTTGTTACGTTGCCGTTTTTGTCCGTCTTGGCAGCTTCAACATTTGCAGGAGCCACAAAAGATACTTTCGTTTCACTTTTCCACGTTGATTCAGTTGCATCTAATACCAGGTTAATTGTTTTATTTGCGCCAGACCAGCCCTTTACAGTCGCCGCTCCATCCGCTTCAATCGTCGCGCCAAACACTTCGACACAGTTTCTTACAGCGGCATAATCCACTGTGGCCGACTCGCCATCGTTGGTCACAAGCTTCTCGAATACCTCTGGATCAAGCACAGGCGGGTCATCAAATCCACTGGGGATCTCATTACATACAAACACATCATCGTCAAAACGCATCTCAAACGGATAATACAGATCACGCAATTCTGAGAGAATATCCCAAACAGTCGAGCCAGTATCATAATCCAAGTCATGTGGAACAGTGCGACTCCAATAGTCGATGGAGTATTTCTTAAACTCCGTCTCATCTCTCAGCACAGCCCAGATTGCATCACCGATACGAGTGCCTTTCTCAATACGGTGTGTGCCACCAACCAGCTGTCCACCCAAGTCTCCGTTGATACGAGAAACCAAGTCAACACAGCTGGCCTGCACAGTATTTTCTGTAGCGCTATATGTAAAGCCATTGGATGTAAATGTATAGCACCCCTCGTTGTACCAATAGATTTTTACGCCATTAACATAAGAACTGTCAGCTGAATTGGAATAGCTGAGGTACAGGTCGTTATACAGTTCGTTCAGCGCGGTCTTTGTATCGATCACTTCCGCCTGAATATCGTGCATGGAATGTCCTGCAAACACACTGGTTTTTCCATAGGTCGCTTTTAGTTCATCCTCGCTCTAACCGGCAATAGCAGAAACATCCACCTTACCAAGCGTAACTCCGTTCAGAACCATACCTTCAACAGCAGCAATCATCCCATGGACATGCATTTTGTTACCATATACGAAACTATCGATGCCTGATTTATCTACCTCAAGGATATTGGCGGGGGAGAGACCGCCGCTCACTGACTTCGCTTTTGTTGCCACAGCATCCAGATAAGCCCAGATATCATCCTCCACAAGCGGCACAAGTCCGTCTTTGGTCTGCAGCATTGGTGTAAATGCGATATAAGGGCCATCTTGACAAATTGGATCATCACTTCCCAAAACTGTAGAGTAATCACCAAGTTTGGTGTACCATTCCTCTGCTTCGGCTGGGTCATCCGGTGGCGTGCCGTCATTGATCTGGTCAAAAAACGTATGATACTTTGAGATATTGGCTCGTGTCCACACCAGCACATCTCGATTCAGGTTGTCGATATTGCCGTATTTTGCATAGCCTCTGTTTGTGATGTCCTGAATCAAATCATCATAATTCTTTTCAGCGAGCTGATAATCCGCATTTGCCTGAATCATCTCGTCAATGCTCTTAGAGCCGCTGATTTTTGACATTCCTCTTCCTGACAGACCAATGAATACACGCACATTTTTACTGATCCAATCCTCTTCCGTCAGGCTGGAAATACCGCTCTTCTTACCCAGATACAGGGTCACATTAAAGGTTCGCCGCACGTCGGACTCTGAGTCGATAGAAACAGAACCATCGATCACAAGACCTTCTAAACTATCAATTGTAATAAAATCTTTGTTCAGCATATCAATGCGGCAGTAAATATTAGACGAATGATTGTTCAATAGCGCCAGGTCTGCGTCAGTCGGAAGATATGTCATACGCTGCCTCCCGGCTGATAATCACTCAGCCCATTGTCATACATGTCACTCTCACTCTCTGCGTCACCGAGCTCCACAAAGTCGAACTCCAATACGCCCTTGTCGTAGTGATCAGAGCAGGAGATAGACACATTGCCATTGACACCCATTAGCCATCTGCGGCCATCAAACATCTTCAACAGCTTTGCACTGCCGTTGGTCAGCCACTCGCTCAGTTCATCACGGAACGCATTGCCGCCATTGATATCAAAATCTTTCATTGTGTTATCAAAACGGATGCCAACACCAGAGAAGTGGCCGCTGTAATAATTGGCTTCACTGCCAGCAAACAGATACGGGTACTTGCTTCCCATTGTCTCGACAACTGTAGCAGAACGTACCTTCTCAACACTGTCGACTTTCGGCTCAAGGAAAATATGATAGGTCTTATTGCCGTCAGTGATCACAGCACCATCAAAGTCACTTACAACGCTGGCCTTCGCATAGCCAAGTTCAATGCCATTTGCAACGGGAGCTACGGCGTACTCATAGTCGGTCTTGCGGCCAATAGCGTACAAGTCGGTGTAATCAATCATCACATAACCATCGTCAGCGCTGTACATATAAAAGTCGTTGAAGTCTTTTGGCTCCAAATCCTGATTCTTTGTTGCTGATACCTCAACACGATAGTATTTCAAGTTGCTCAAGAAGGTCTCAGAGAACCACTCTTTATACTCGATGGAACTCCTGAATTCGTCGGTCGATGTAAAATCACTTGATGCCTTGATGAACTTGCGGTCAGCGGTATATGCAATCAGACAAAACGCCTTGTCCTCAGATTTGAACTGGAAAGAAAGAACTCGATTCTTGTCGATATAATCCGAAGTCACTGCCTTATAGTTACCCATCGGCTGACCAGTCGTTTTATTGATATGGAGGTTTGACCAGCCCATCTTCATAATGACATGGTTCAAGTCGATCTCTTCCTGATAAAGCGAAGTCCAGATTGCTGCGCCTTTCTTGCGCCGTTTGATTCGCAAGGCATTTGCACCACTGCTTCTTGTCAGGAAATATTGTGCGTGCATACTGATATTCGCCATGCGGTAGTCGTTCTGCACGGTGAATTCTACGTCATCCACATATTCTGGATAGTCGGTTCGGAATGCCTGCAAGCCAGTATCCAGCTGATAGCCGCCAACAGATTCTGCCGTCGCTCTCAGATAGTACAGGGTATGGTTATCCAGTCCATCGATCTGGAATCCCTTCAACGAGTCGCGGTAGTAGTAACTCACAGACTTCTTCAACAGCTCGCGATTTGCATCATAAAGCCAGAATTCATAACGATTTACAGATTCACCCTCCGATACCTTATACTTGTAAGAGAACTCAAAGGAATAAGAAGGGTAGGGGATAGTAGTCACGCCGGAAGAACTCAGGTCATTCAGCTTGATTGTCGGTTCCTCGTGGCAATAAAACAACAGCTTGTCAGAGTATTCTGAAAACAGATTCGTGCCCTTCAGCCGACAGCGAATAATCATATAGTACGGATCTTTGCGGTTTTCAAACGTGCCTGCCGGAATCGTAAAATATCGTGCCAGACCAGTGCCACCGGCTGGGAATGTACCAAACTTATACACGCCTTTTGAAAGCGTATCACCCTGTAAAATACTGCCCGTCGGAGTATCGAAGACGATAAGAGCAATGATATCAATGTCTGCGTATGCGGCAAACTGAAATGTATGATCCTTTGTGGCATCAAATGCGCTGATTTTAGATAGAATTGGTTTCAAGTTATCACCTCCGAATTATCCTTCGATATATAGCAGAGTTCACCGTTGGTATTCACAGCCAGATTCAGTGCGACCAGAAAATTGTCAACAGTGATTTCTGAAATCGTTTTATTGATATCTGATACGTTCGTTTTCAAGGTCGAGATATTTGAGTTCGCAGCCGAAATCTTGCGTGTCACATCCTGATAATGGTTGGATTCGTCTGTTTTTACTTTATCCAAATTTGTCCTCAACGAAGAAATATCAGAAGTATTCTTCTCAATATTGCTTGTATTGTCGCCCACCTGCTTTTTGGTAGCGATATAATCCCTATTTGTAAACCCACCAAAATTATCATTGAAGCCATTCATTGAGCGCCACAGACTAGCTACATCATTGGCTTCTTTTGTCTCAAGAGCGCCCACCCGTTCAACTGCTGCGTTTGCAGTTGTGTCGTCCGTGTATTTTGTCGCAACAGCCCAGTCACCGAATGTCCATTTTTCTGTTTCGCCTCTTGCAGTAGTACAGATATACAACGCACCACCAATACCGCCGTAGATCCACAAGTCATTCACGTCGTATGGAACGGTTGGCGTGTCTGTAAAAACACGGACTTTTTCAGTTGCAAGATCTCGTGCAGATGTTGCCATGGACAGCGCATTGATAACACCGGCATCCACGATTTCCATCCAAAAATACTGTTGCTTGTCCTGGTCATATACCCAGCGATAGCAAATGCCAGTCCGTTTATCATAGTAGATGTCGTTGATGTGTGCTTGTTTCTCTTCATCTGTTTTCCAATTTGAAGCAGGGTAGTTGTATGTATGCGGATGACCATTTCTGTACTAAGTATTGATGGTATTTTTCAGCTGATCCTGAACAGTATCTTCTGTCTGCTGGGATTTGTCTTTCATCGACTCAAACTCAGCATTCAGGCTATCGACACCGGACACCAGAGACTTCACAGTCAGAATCTCAACGCTGGTATTGCTCTCCGATACGATCAGATTGCGGAAGTTGCCTTGCAATGCGGTCACAACAACCTTCTGGCCCACAATATAATCATGGTTTGTTACAATGCCGTACTCGCCACCGAATACAGCGATTTTATAGTGCTGGTCTTCTTTTTCTGTGATTACTCCATAGGCGGACACGTCAAATTTTGCGTTCTTTACAGCGTGTTCAGCGGCAGAAGTTACAACCTCGGCCAGCACATCAATAGCTGATTTATCTGCCATTTCTTTTCCTCCTAATCAAAAATAAAAGCCGACCTGCTAGGTTATCCTAGTGGTATCGGCTGTAAAAGCTATTACTTACCGCTTACTTTGCATTTGAGCAACCTTAGTCGGTAACTTCTGTTTGATTTCATTCGCCAGAGCATCAGAGCTTCCAACAGGATTCGTGATAATAATATCGCCAATCGAAGTTGTAACATCTCCACCGCCGCCCTGAACGATCGGCTGAGAACCGTACTTTGCCATCTGTTTCTGGAACCATGCATCCGGGTTGCCACCCATCTCGAACAGGCGAGAGGTGATATCAGCAGGGACAACACCGTCGCCGGTTTCAAGATAAGTATAGCGCCCAGATTGCGGCTGACGAACCAGCATCTCAGGACCCTGCTCGTCAACGTTAGCAAAATTAGACTTCTTTATTTCCTTTGTGCCACTTGCAAAACCAAGTAATGATCCAAGGAACTTAAACGGTGCTGTAACAACATCGGCTATGCCTTGGCCAACGCCTCTAATGAACTGCCCGGCTCCTTCCGCAATATTCTCAAGAGCCCCTTTCTGTTTAGCAGGCTGTTGAGCAGTTTGTTGTTGCTGTTGTGTCTCTTGCTTTGCCTTCTCCGCCTTTGTAGCGACAGCTTCAAATGCATCACCTGTGGTCGCCAAATCGTTTTTGATCGATGTAACGGCAGCTGTACATCCGGCCTTGATGGCGTTGTAAGACTGATCCATCACCCACTGCATATTGTTTGCTAAATTCGTAGCGCCAGGTTCTACATTCTTCCACGAATTGTCTGCATCCGTTTTCAACTGACCATTCTCACCAAATGTATTAGAGCTCGAAGAATCAATCTCGGCATAACCATCTTTCACCGTTCCCTGAGTCATTTCTGCCAGATTAGTTACGCCAGCCTCGTTCATGCTCCAACTATTGTCAAAGCACGCACGCATATCGTACATCAGCTTTTGGGTATCTTTGCTGGTGTCAGCCCATGCCTGCTCCATTGTCTTTTGAACATTGGTGCTCAGGGTTTTTACACCGCCGCCAACCTTATTCCAGCTATGACCGAATGCCTTAGAGATCTCGTTCATGGCCTTATTTGTGCTATCAACAGAAGACTTGTAAGACGCATTCAGCTTATCCGCAATCTCCTTAGACATGTCGCCGGAAGTGGAAGCAAGGCTGTTCCATCCACTGGTATAGATCTTTTGCAGCGAATCAAACATCGTGTTGGTGACATCTTCAACCTGTTCGGCGCTCAGACCGGTATTCTCATTCAGTGCATCAAAGGTGTTATTCACCAGCTCATTCATCTTCTCAGACATCTTTTTGCTGGTTTTTTCAATATCCTTTGTGTCCAGACCGAGCTCGCCAGCCACAGATTTCCAGCTAGACTCAAAGTTGCTCGTCATAGACGAAATTTGGCTTTGAGCCGCTTTCTTTGTATTGCTGGTGGATTCTGTCACCGTCTTAGAGGAGTTGATCTTACCAACCGTAGACATACGATATGTAGTCTTGGTGATCATATAAATCATGCTTTGAACGGCGGCAATGATCGGATTATCACTCTTCTTGAAAATATCAGAGAGTCCAGACATGAACTCGTTTGTATCACCAAGGATCTCATCGTATTCGCTCTCGAAAATTGAGCCAACACCAGCGGCTGCGGCAGCTGCGGCACCACTCAATTGAGCATTCGGACCTTGGGCACTCATACCGGCACCGGCAGCGGCACTACCGGTCGCTTCGGCCAAGCCTTTTGCCAACCAGCCCTCGGGATCAGCACCAATCGCCATCAGGTTATCTGTCTGCTTGGCTGGAATAACACCGTCGCCCTTTTCAAGATAGGTCATGCGTCCCTGATCTGGGTTACGAACAATCAGCTCTTCGCCCTTTTCATCAACGTTTGCAATCTGGCCCTTCTTAACACCACGAGTACCCTTTGCATATTTCTTTGCTTGGAATGCGGGAGTAGGTTCATCAACCTGTGTACTGGAAACATTACTTGCAATCGAAGCAATCGTAGCAATCAGAGCAACGGCACCTGCAACTGCGGCAGCGGCAGCAATCCAACCAGCAATAGGAATGGAAGAAAGAGCAGCAGCAATCGCTTGCATCATAGCGGCCATAGCACTGCCAACGCTCGTCACCAGAGTACCAAGTCCGGCGAAGATAGAAGGGAAGAAGCTTACAACGCCAGACGAGATAGCACTACCGATAGACTGTGCGCCAGCCGCAATTGGGCCAAACATACTTCCGATGGTATCAACAATATTTAACAAACCACCATTAGCGACATTATTTGCTGTTGAGAATCCGTTCGTAAAGAACCCAATAATATCAGTAAACAGGTTGCCTGTTTTACCAGAAATGGCATCACTTACACTATTGAAAATCCCGCTTATATCCCATAGATTTCCATTAGTTGCACTTAAAAGACGATCAAAGAAGTTACTAGATGTTCCTTCAATACTACGTGTACCAACAGATACATCACGACCGATGATTTTTAATTTCGCACTATTCCAAGAAATAAGATCATTGAAACTTTTTCTGTTCTTACCAGTGATCCAATTCCAACCGTCAGAAACAGCTTTAGCTGCCCCATCGAACATCTTCTTGAAACCGCCACCAAAATCAAAATCACCGCTTTCGCCAGTGAACATATTCTTAATCTGGTTAAAAAGTCCAAAGATTCCACCGCCATCAGTGCTTACACCGCCAGAAGTGAAGAATGTTATAACGTCGTTAAGCGTTTTAAGAGTATTTATTAGCTTTTCGAGATTTGTAATAGCATCACTGACATTAGTAGCAGACTGAATGTCACGCATATTGTCTATGATACTATTCTTAAAGCCATCATAGTGACCTTCCATCTGCTCAAAGGTCATGGCCTCGAACTCAGCGGTGTATTTCAGCTTCTTCTGATAATCATCCCAACTGGTGCCAATAAGATTATTGGCTTCTTGAACTTTATCCTTGAGCTTGTTTAACCTGTCAATTTCATCTTTCTTCTTATACTCACGTTGCTTGTCAGACAGATTTTGCCCAGCTTCACGAACGGCATTTTCATCTGCTTTCCATACGAAGCCCTGACCTCTGCCGCCATATACATGGACAGTCTTATTGGCCTTTGCACGCTCGTATTCATCCTGAAGCTTTGCCAGTTCAATTGCTCGTTCCTGTGCATCATTCTCTTCGTTAAGGGCATCAATTCGTTTATCGATGACATCAATCCAAGCATCACCCTGAATCTTTAGATCATTCGATTTGGTCTCGTTGAACTTTTCAAATACACCAATTAGGTCACTCAGGAGGCTCTTAATATTTCCGAGTGTTGTCTCGAAGTTTTTAGCCTTATCTTCTGCGTTTGTAAAGCCATCACCGGATGCAATTACAGCATCCCTCAATTCACGAAGACGTTGAGCAAGTGCTTTTGTTTCGTCTGCGGCATCATACTCATCAATCATTGCGTTCAGTTTTGCAATGAAAAGTTCCTTATATGCTTCTGTATTGAACTTCAGCTGATTACCTTCGAGACTCAAACACTTAATGTAATCATCATCGAGACTCATCAGCTTCTGATAATTGTCGATACTTAGGCCACCATAAGTGTTGTATTGAGAGACGATATCGGAGATATCGGAGAAACCGCTTTGGAAATGATCAATCCTGTCGGTTGCATAATTCAAAGAAGAACCAATTCCATCAATGCACTCACGAATGCTCATCACGTTGTTTGCAATCTTGGCTGCAGCATCTTCAAAACCTTGTGCAAGATATGCTCCAGCAGCACCGCCAGTCTCACGGGCAGACACCGCAAGTTCTTTCAGATGATCTGCAAACATCTGTTTAAATGCATCGCTGTTGTAGTCAACTTCTCCGGTTTCGGAATTCAGAGCACTAGCATATTTTGGATTTGTAAATAGGTCTGTGTTTTCATACAGATTACGAACAGCCTGATACTGCTTCTCAATGGCATCCATATCCAAGAAGCCAAAGTCGTTATCCTTTTTCTGTGTGCCAACATCGTAAAGATCAGAAAATGCGGATTTTATAGCGTCCGTCTTTTCTTTGGCTTCGTCCATCGCGGTTCCGTAGCCCTTGATGGCATCAGTCAGTTGCTCGAAAGAGATGGTTTCGGAGTCAACGCTATCATTTAGGTAACTGAGAATCTTGGCTAACTCATAAGCCGACTTTCCATCGTCATCAGCTGTATTAGCGGCAACAATTTGCTGTTTAATATAATCCTTGAACTTCGCAGTATTCAAAACCAACTTGCCGTTTTGTTTTGTCAGACAAGCAGTATACTTATCTTCAAGTCCAGCTAAAGATTTCGCAGTATTAGCACTAACATAGCCATACTGGTTATATTCTTTCATTGCGCTGACAAGAGTATCGAAAGCGGATGCTGCATCGGATACAGATTTGCTGGTGCTCTTTGACGCGCTCGAAGTTTTATCCAAATATGTGCTAGGGTCTTTGTCCTTCAGGTCAAGCCACAACTCATCCAGGTTCTCCCAACTGTCAATTTGTTGATTGATAGCTTTTCGGATGGCGTAGAACTCATCGCCACTACCATACTTTTCATATGCTTCTTGTAGTGCCTGTTTCTTTGCGTCACGAAGCATCTGCTTGGATTGAGACATGTCGCTCTTGGCTTGACCAAGAATCTGATTTGCTTTCTCAACACTTGTGGTAGCAAGAATTCCTTGAATCGTATTATTCAAAAGACTAACACGATAAAGGTCAATCTCGGCCTCTGCTAGTTTTTGCACAGATTCTGTGTTAATAGACATCTGACCGTCACGTTTTACAAGACAAGCAAGATACTGCGGTTCCAGCTGGCTAAGAGCCTGCAGGTTATCGACCGTTACCCAGCCATTTTTATTATACTCATCAACACATGTGGACATGGTTTGATAAGCATTCTGCAGATTATCAATCCGCTTGTTAGCATCATCGAAAGCCTCTGCTGCGGCCTGAGCAGCTTCTGCGGCAGACTGAACGCCATCTGCGGCAGAGGGAGAAACACGACCGATTTCGACTAAGACATCAACAAACGCCTGAATCTGCTCGGTTGTAAATCCTTTTACGGTCATGAATTCACGAATCTTATCAAGCGCAGCTTGCTGGTCAGGAGTAAGGAGTTCTACATTGATACCGTTCAACAAATCAACAAGCTTAGATGCGTCGAACCCATCAATGGTGCTCTGTAAAGTTGCGAGAGCACCGTTCAAAGCACGAGCATTCGTGCTAGTTAGAGCTCTTGCGGTTTCAAGCTTGCGTTGTGCGAGTTCATTGTCTTCAACGGCATCCGTAGATTCACGATAAGCATCCACCTCATCCTTGAGACAATCACGAGTCTTTATGATCCACTGATACAATCCAGAACTTGCGACTTTCTCACTACCCATATTATCAATGAGTAGCTTTGAAGCAGCATCAAGACGATCGTAATAATCGAGAATGCTATTGATGTCTTTCGGATTATAGCTTCCAAAAGAGAACTGATTTGTATCGCCGTTAAAGCTACCATATCCAGCTTTTCCGAGCACGCCGATTGCTTCATCGGTTGGGTCGGTCAACAGGGTAGTGCTTTTTGCTTTCTTTGCGGTTTCTTTTAACTTGTTGCCTTGTGCGGTTACATTCTCAACAAGAGCATACTTACTTGCACGAAGTTGCTCTGCCGTAATGTCTTCAAGAACCTTCTTTTGGTCTTCATATTTACCGTTTTGAAGATCAATATTGTTCAGCTTTGATTCGTCAAAGCCAGCCTGTTGTTTCAAGAGGTCTATAATTTCTTCTTGAATATCACGAGCCTGTGCGTAATCATCGGAGTCCCAAGAACCTCTATCTCCAAGATTTTCATACTCAGAAGTAAGATTCTTCAAACTCTCTGTTGCACTTTGAACTTCATTTGCTGCAGTCCGAGCATTCTCAGCAGTTGTGTTAATCAATTCTTTTTGCTCTTGAATATGCTTAATAATAGCAGATGCTCCGAGTGCCACGCCAAATGCAACAACTGCATTCGCTAGAGAGGTAAAGAAACCTAAGAACTTCTTGTTGTTGAATAGAGATGCAAGAGACTTGCCAAACTCTTCAGTTCCAACTTTACTTTTAAGAATATTTGATATATACTTAATTAAAGCAAAATTGGTGTCTCCAAGAGATGCTTTAAAAATCTTGTATTTGTCAATTACACCAGAAATGGCATCCTTTAACTTTTTATAAGAGTCTGTGAACTTAATAACATTTCGAACTTGCTCAGTTCCATCTCTTTTTGTAATCTTTTCAGTTCCAGTTTCAAATAAAGTTAATATCGATTTTGAGGAGAGAGAAAGATATGAATGTAAACATAGAAAATGTAGATTACTGCCCTTTCTGTGACAAATACTCCGTCATGTTCGACAAATGTATGTCGTGTCAGCGGCCATTACTTTCGCTGACCTTCTGGAATACACTCACAGAAGAGCAAAGAGAGGAAATGAAGAAAAAACTTGAGAATGATGGCAAAGGCCCTCATAAAAGAATTACATGGAGAGAAGAACAGGACGAGTTTGATGCTAAATTCCGTAAAGAATATACTATGCCTCCAGCACCAACCGAACCTGTGAAAAAACCTGAGCCAGAACCGGAAAAAACTGTTTATATTCCCAAATGTCCCGTCTGCGGTTCACCAGACTTACGCAAGATCAGTGCAACCTCAAAGGTTCTGGATGTTGCTTTTTGGGGATTTGCCGCTGGCAAGCCAAAGAAAACATATCACTGCAACAACTGTGATTATGAATTTTGAACATAAATAAAGCCCCTGTTAGATAGACATCCATCTAGCAGGGGGCTGATAAGTTATATTTTGTTCTTATCGCAAAACATAACTTGCAATTTTCGATTCTGTATTACAGTACATGAATTCAAAGCGCTTAACGCTAGACATAGGAATACAGAGCGCAGTATCACGGTTCGGATTGCTTGCGGCAGCTGTCATACTATCACCCATGCGGTCTTTGCCGATTGCGTGTTCCGTTAAAACGACATAATCGTCATCGGCATTCTCAAGCTTGCCATAAATAAAAGTTCCGTCATTCATGTGAAGCATAAGATAAGTGCCTTCTTTGAAGTCAATATGTCGGCTCCAAACATTGTCGCCTGTTTCATAGCCTAGTTTTAAACCAAACCATTCCCGCACCTTGACCGAATTCTTGGCTTTGAAAAATATTGCGGCACATAGAATGCCAACGATAACATAAACAACTACAATTGGAAATCCGACGATTACAAAATTTCCAAGTAAATAATCTATGTAATCAACACAATACTTTATTGTAAAACCAAGTGCAATACTAAGTGCTAAAAATCCTTGGTACTCAATTTTCTTTAATGAAAGCTTTGTATAGAACCAAACACATAAGGCACCTGGGACAAAGACATTGAAAAGCGTTTCGACATTATTTATTAGTTTTATTACCTCCGTCATTTGACCCTCCATTCATTCTATCTCTGTTTTTGAAATATGGACTATTCTGCGCCTGTTCAGACCCGTGACCGGAATATGTATATGTGTTCTGCGGTGGCTGTTTTTTAGGCAGGACGGGATTATAGGTCGAGGTCTCGGGAATATGATTTTTCTTTTCCATGATTCAACACTCCTTTTACAAGAGTGTATCATAGACTGTCGTAAAAAGCAATGCAAAACGCCCGGCCTCCCAGTAATAGGGAAGTCGGGCTTGTTCATTATGATGGCTGCACATCAGTTATTTCAGAAGTTCAGCGATTTCTTCAGCAGTCATACCGCTGGCCAGTGCATTGGCAACAATATCTTCTGCCTTTTTGCGATTCAGCTCTGCGGCAATCTTTTCATCGGCATCAGCCTTTTTCTTTTCGAGCTTTACAATCTCTTTGTTGAGTTTTTTCAACTCTGCTTCTTTTGCTTTTCTTTCAGCATTCAGCGCGGCAATATTCGTGCCGAGTGCTGCGATTTCTTCAGCGAGAGATTCTGCGGCAGTATTTTTCTCAGCGATCTGTGCTGCGTAATCGACGCCATCGAGAACCTTTGCTTTATTCTTGCTTCCTTTGGGTCTTGGCATAATATAATACCTCCGTATATTTTTGATACGCGATTGTACTTTTATTATAGCCAGAAAATTTCAGAAAAGCAACCTCTTTCTCTATGTATTATAAATTACATTATAAAGTATTGACACGTTTGTGTCGATGCGTGTATAATAAGTAGGCAATCAGGGGTTCTACTTCGAACTTCGCCATTCATAGATGTAAAAATAGGCGGTCACCCTCCCAGCGGCCGGAAGGCAAGTAGGAGCGTGTATTTCTTTAACTGCCTTCCGGCAATATTGTCGGAAGGAGGATGTTGCCATGGATTTAGAGATGACAACTGTCTACTATGCAACTATGCTGATCTTCGGGTTTGCAGGCTTTGTAAAGACAGTTCTTGAGATTCGAGAAATGCTACATCGTCACAGCGAAAGCCGTGATAAGTAAAAGAGCCGCCTATGTCCAGTAGGCAGCTCTTCATGCGGGATTGAGATTGACTAGATCTTGATTCCATTTGTTTGATGCTAACCGAGGGAACCGTCTATTGGAACTCTTGGTTGCTTTTATTATACACTTTTTAGAGTACGCTGTCAACGAACAACAGTGTACTTTTTCTTTTTATTCAATTATTCAATCATTTTTCTCCTATTTATATCGCGCCAGAGAAGCGCGTCTCCTCATTTCCACCTACTTCTTCAAGTCGTCTGATTACGTCTGAGGTGGACTTCTGAACTTTCGTCCAGAACTGACTATCCTTCCAGTGGTTGCTCACTGACCCTTTTTAGTCGATGAACCTCTTCTATTATAATAGGATATATATAATACATTTTTCTGAGCAAAACTCACTTGACAGATTATTCCAACAAGAGTAAACTCTTAATTGCGAATCTGCTCCTCCAACAATATTGAGCCTAACGGTACGCGGACTTGCCAATGGTAGCTGGCTGACGTGACCTCGCGCCGTCCAAAAGATCTGCAAAGCTTATTGTTAGGAAGGAGGTCATGGACATGGCAACGATTCGGGCTACCATCCTTAGCGTGGCAGAGTTCGTTACGACGTTGGGCTATGCTCTGTACGTCATTGCGTACTTAATGCGTTAAGTGAGGGCCGTAGGGTGTGTTCATGGCACATTCTACGGCTTAGTTTTTGTGTGGTTTTGCACAGAAAAATGTATTATATCAAACTTTCATATTAGAAGTCGGCTGCTGACCGCCCATTGTAAACGCTACTTAGCACTCAATTATTACCATATTTTGACAATACGATAAAACCGAGCTTTTATCTCAGCATATAGCATCCATATCCTTATTTCTATCTTTCGATTCCTACCTTATATAAATATAACAATAGGCGATATGGCTCTTAGGGTTTCCCAGCACTCTAGGGGCTATTTTATTTTTACATGGTGCCGCATCCTATATTTTTATACGCAACAAATATAAGAGGGCATATTAACTTTACCCGCACCATTCTTGAGCTTTCCGCTCATCTGCATTACAGACAACACGCCAGAGATGGCAGCCGTCAAAGTGGGTAATGCACCTGCAAATTTTACAGCACTATCTGCACCGTCAACAAAAACCGTTGCAAGATCTACGAAAAACTTCGGAATATCAGACTTCATCAAGTCCGTACTAAACTTCTGGAATGCAGAATCAAGCTGATTAAGCTTCGCCTGCAAGGAATCCATGTACGTCTGGTTCTCACGCATTGCGCTGCCGCTAGAATTAAGTGCCTGCTTCATAGCATCTTCAGCAACGCTAAAATTATTCAGCAGGGCAGATGTACTCTGACCTCCACGCTTACCGGCGATCAATTCGGTAATATTTGCCTGAGTGGTATCAGAAAGGTCTTTCCAAACCTCAGAAAGCTCCTTCATAATCTGATAGGTTGATTTGAAGGTATTATCATCCTTCATGATATCAACCCCAGCAAGTTGCTTCAACTCAGAGCGAAGCTCAGATACGGAACTCGCCATTCCATCCGTAGCAATACCGGCATTTTCTGCATCAGTCTTCGAAGCACGAAGGTACATACTCAAAGTTTTTAGGTAAGTGCCACTCGCTTCACTATCCTGAAGTACGCCATTTACAGCGGCTGCAAGGCTAAGAGTCTCTTGATATGTATTTCCGGCGGCAGACATCGCAGCAGAACTTTTCTGCATGATAATTCCGAGATCATTCATACTGACAGGCTCTGTATTCGCGATTTGGTTCATGCAGTCCAAAAGATGTTCTGCGTCGTCTGCAACCAGACCAAAGCCTTGCATTGTAGAAATCAGGTAAGAGGAGGCAGTTGTTGCGTTATCAATCTGATCTCCAACGTTAGCCATAAGCGCAGACACACGAGCAAGCTCTTCAGAGTCTTTGTCCGTATATCCGAGTCGTTTCCAGTCAGCAGTACTACTTACAAGGTCAGAAATATTCGCACCAAGCTCACGAGCATTTGTTGCAGTTCTGTCGAGATATTCATTCATCTCGTCGCCAGTCATTTTACTGACCTTTTTGAGTTCAGTTACAGCCGTATCAAGCTCAAGAACGTTATCATAAACCTCTCGCAGACCTTGTTTGACCATTGCAACGCCAGCCATAGCGATGGCGGTCTGGAAGTGCTCCTTAAACAAACGAGACAGTTTTTGACCAAGCGTTTCAGTTTCTAATCCAGCTTTATAACAAGCGTTTTTAAAGTTCTCAACCGCCTGCTCTCCAGCTTTAAAATACGTACTAGAGTCCTTTAACATTGCAAGAATTCTCTCGTATTCCTGCTCGTATTCACTGCCATTAAATGCACTTGTTAAAGAATCTTTGTATTTTTGAAGCTCACGAATCAAATTATCCAGATGAAGTCTATTATCAAGCTCTTTTCCTGTCAATTTTGACTCACTGGAAAGATTAGCAAATGATATGTTTGTTGCATCTATTGCAGTTCTTAAAGTATTAAACTGAAGATAGAGGCCGCTCAAATCACCAGTCTCGATAGCTTGTCTTAAACCTAACGACAAACTTTGAACTCTTCGCTCAATTTCTGGAAGACTGTTTCGTAAATTAACAAGCTCTTGGTTATCAGGATTGATTGAATCAACACTATGTAACTTTATACTTAATGTAGCGTACTCTTTTATAAAGTTTTGAATAGCAATTCTTGAATTGTCAAGTTGCTTTGCAAAAGAATTATCTGATTGAAACTGAAGCTTTTGCTGTAATTTATCTAACTCGCTACCTTCACCTATAGAAATATACTCTCTAAGAGTATTCATAAGGTTAGTTAATTCTGTTTCTGCTTCAGCCAAACGTCTTTGCCAAACTTCAATTTGACTACCTTGTTTTGAAGGGTCAGCGGTAGATAACTTGTTATTTAATTCTCCAATCTCTTTAACAAGTGAATAAAATTCTTTTTGACCTGATTTTGCTTGAATATCTGCTAGTCGAGCAGCAAACAACGCACTACGATTATTTAACTCATTCATGATGGTATCGAGCTTACTGAATTCTCCAATCTCGATATTACCACTAAGCTCATTCATGAGCTCTGTCATACGAGTGCCCATCTCGTCAAGCTGACGATTACATTCTTCAAGCTCTCTTACACTACCTTCCGGTAGCATCATTGCTTTATTATTTAGGTCATTAACTTTTTTTACCAGATCGTAAAATTCTTGCATTCTTGCATTGAGTTCCGCAACCTGTTCAGTATCAGCCTTTTTTGCAACAGCAAGATTTTCCTTTCCTGTAACTTTTCGAGTTAATTTATCAAGGTCGCTTCCTTCTTCAATATTGATATACTCACCATAAGTATTCATCAACTCGGTAAGACGACCTTCTGCAATTTGTAATTGACGAGTCCACTCCTGAATTTGATTTGTCTGTTTTGAATAATCTGCTGTTTCAATTTTTGTATTTAGTTCACCGATTTCTTTAACAAGGTTTCCAAATTCGGTTTTACCAGCAGCAACCTCTGCATCCTTGAGTCTCGCAACAACCATTGCGGTGCGCTGTTCAAGAACCTTCATTTCCGATTCAAGTTGACTCATTGAGCCAATTTCAATCTTATCGGAAAGCTCGTTCATAAGGATCTTCATCCTTGCTCCGGCTTCATCAATAAGTTTATTATATTCTTTTAACTCATTTACGTTTCCGTCTGGAAGTGACAGAGCCTTATTATTTAACGTATTTACCTTTTCAACAAGAGAGTAGAATTCTTTTAATTTCTTTTCTGACTCATCAACATCAACATTAACTTTAATTGCTCCATTACTCTTGCTTGTTGATCCTTGAACCTTTTTAGCTGCCTTCTGCACAGCGGCATCAACATTAGATTCATCTATTTTCAAAGTGAGTTTTGGAGACTCTACCTTTTTAATGATTCGCTTCAATGCGGCATTAACATTGCCGATGGTTGCGCCTTCGTTTACACCAAAAGCAATCTCAACAGGAGCCTTTTTAAAACTGTTTTGAACTCCTTTAAATTGATTTTTTAACTCCTCTGTAGTAGTATCAAGAACGACCTTGACCTTTATGGCCGTTACAGAGGAAGTATCAGCACTACTTGCGGTGTTTGTATTATCCGCCATACCGTTGGTCACCTCTCTTTTCCATTTTCAACATTCCTTTCAAAACAAAAAAGAGAAGCGGCCAGCTCCTTAAAGCCAGCCCTCCTCTCATTGAATTTTATTCCAAATAAATCCTCATAAAAGATGGCTTTTACAATCCATGTAAAGCCGTCTTAACAATCATTGCCGCCTCGACTTGCGCAGGAGCAATAAACGGACGTGCAGGGCGATATTCTTTCTGCCCACCAGACCGAAGATAATAACTCAGATCCATCCAAAGACCATTCTCAATCCAGTTCGCAAACATAGTTCCACCAACAGCCGCGTTCTCACGCTCATCAAATAGAATATTTGCTCCACCATATTCGTTCCAAACAATCGGTGAGTTACCAAAATGATATTCTCTGTACAATAAAGTATCTGCTACACGTTGAGAATCTAACTTTTTCCCACCAAGAAAATAAGACGGTTGCGGTTTTGCAATATCTTTTACAATCATCGTAACAGTATTCCCATCACGAGTCACACTACTTACAATATTACTTGCATCTTCGATTCCAGCAGAGCGAGCGGACTGTGATTTAATATTTCTCCTTGCACTTGTCTGTAAAACGGTTTCAATTTGCGGAGCTACGTCCTGCATAATCTGCTCCACACCATCTGCTACATCACTCAATAGGTCATCGAAGTTTGTGTATGATTGTTTCATTCACTCCACCTCAAATCTCAAACCGATCCTTTGCAGATTGAATCTTTGTCGTATCCTTTTTGATGTAATACTTGTTGGTCACATCCGTGCCAGCATGGTTCAGCAAGGAAGAGACATCTTCCAGACTCATACCCGCATTCTTCAGCAGGGTAGCACCACTGTGCCGGAAATCGTGCGGGTGCAGCGTAGGCTCATCAATCATCTCGCCAATCTTCTTACACCAGTCACCGGCAGTGCTTGAAGTAATCGGCATCCATGCGCCATTGATTTTTGTGCCAACGAACACATAGCCACCATCCTCAATATCATGCTCAGTGTGGTATTCCTTCAGTTCTTTCAAAAGCTCAGAAACTTCCTTACTAAACATCAAATCTACTATTTTACCTTCTTTTTCCAGAACGTCATGCACCATGCGGTTCTCATAGTCGATAGACTTCCAAAGCGTATTCCGCACAGCATTGACACGAGCCATCGTTGATAGCGAGAACAGTGCATACAGACGCAGCGTCATCGCATTATCCTTCATGTGAACGGTGGTCGCAGATTCAACCAGAGCGTTCAGCTTCTCTCGCATTAACTTAACCTCATCAGGCGTAAGGTATGTCTGTTTCACAACAGACACATCCTTGGTCGGTCGGTCAATGAACTCCATCGGATTTTCTTTAATGATTTTCTTCTTGCGAAGATACCGGTACAGCGCAGAAATCGTACTCATACGTCGCTTCATACGAGCAGAGTTATTTCCATGCTTCTTACAGTAGAACAGAAATTCCTCAATATCCTCTTCTTCAAGTTCCGTCAC